GCGTACATGCTCTATCAGGTGCTGCGCGCGCACGGCGGCATGCTGCCGGACTATGTGCTCGTCGTTTTCGCCAACACCGGCAAGGAGGCGCCTGAGACGCTGCGCTTCGTCTACGAGTGCGGGCTCCGGTGGAACGTCAAAATCTGGTGGGTTGAGTGGCGCGCACGGGTCGGCGCGATAGAGGATCGGTTTGAAACCGTCTCATTCGACAGCGCCAGCCGCAATGGTGAGCCCCTAGCGGCACTGTTCAAGGCTCGCACCTATCTCCCGAACGCGGTGACCCGCTTCTGCACCGCCGACGGCAAGATTCAGGCGATGAAGTGGTTCATGCTGTCGCGCGGCTTCTCCAACTGGACGAACATGGTCGGCTTGCGCGCCGACGAACGCCCGCGGCTGATCAAGATCGTCCTCAACAACCTCGCCAAGCGCGAGCGGTGGACAAGTTCCTGCCCTCTGGCACTTGCCGGTGTCACGAAACGCCACGTCCATCGGTTCTGGCTGGGCCGCAACGCACATGGTCGCGACCGGCGCTATCCCCTGCCGCAAGGGTTCGACTTGGGGCTGCTCGACCATGAGGGAAATTGCGATAACTGCTTCCTCAAGGGTTTCATGGTGCTGGCTCATCATGAGCGCGCGAAGCCCGGCACTCTCGACTGGTGGATCGAACAGGAGGATGCGGTCACTGCGATGATCGAAGCTGGCGAGACCGCTGATAAGCCGAGCGGCGCCCGTTTCATCACGGAACACACGTATCGCCAGATCCGCGATTACGCGCATAGCAGCGCCGAATTGCCGGGGCTGGATGAGATCGACACCACTACCGAGTGCGGCGTCGCCTGTGCTGTCGGCGGCGCGGAGGAGGAGGTGGACGATGCGGCGTTCGCGTGGCTGATCGACCAGCTGCGCAAGGCGGCGGCCACGCCGCTGGTGATGCCCGATGCGCGCAAGGCCGCGCCGGCGACCGTAGGAGACCTTTTCGATGATTGATCACCCCGGCGCGCAGCGGATCGTCACCGGACTGCGCCAGTTCCGCCTTCGGGTGAGCACGGAGGCTGCTCTGCAGGCCGATATTGCGAGCGCACTCGACAAAATCGGCGAGAAATATAACCGAGAATATGCCTTGAGCCCCGCGGATCGGCCCGATTTCATGGTCGATGACGTCGCGATCGAGGCCAAGGTTCGCTACCCCAAGCGCGCGATCTACTGGCAGCTGCAGCGATATGCGGCCCATGACGCCGTTTCGGCCCTCGTTTTGGTCACAAATACGGCCATGGGGATGCCCGAATACATCAACGACAAGCCTATTTACGTGCTTTCGACCGGATATGCCTTCCTATGACCACTGTGAGGACGTTTGGCCGCGTCGAGTTGCAAAAAGGCCGCCCCAGCAAGTGGAAGATCACCGAATTGGTGCCGCACGTCGCGATCGCGCTCAAGCGGATGTTTCCAAAGATCGCCGAGCACCAAACCGAGCCCATTTTGACCGACACGGACGACACTAGGGCCGATCTGCTCTGGTTCATGACCCGATACCCGCTAGAGACGCCCAATCTGGCCGATCTGGAGGCTGGAGCGGCCCGGATTGCCCAGCGAGCGGCCGATCGCGAGGCGATCCTGCTGCCGACGTGGCAACCGGGCACCGTGCGCGGCTTCCGGGAGGGAAAACCGCCCTATTCCTACCAGGTGCAGGCTGGCGAGATCACGCTGGCGCAGGGCGGGCTGCTGCTCGGCGATGACGTTGGTATCGGCAAGACGAACAGCGCCGCGGTGGTCATGTGTTCGGGCAAGCACCTGCCCGCCGGCGTCGTGGTACAGCCTCACCTCACCATCCAGTGGAAGCGCAAGCTGGAGGAGTTCACCACGCTCAAGGTGCACGTCATAAAGAGCCGGACGCCCTACCACCTGCCCGCGGCCGACGTTTACATCTACGGCTACAGCAACATTGCCGGGTGGACCGACTATCTCAAGGACGGGTTCCTGAAATCCGTCTTCTACGACGAGATCCAAGAGCTCCGTCACGGCACCACTACCGACAAGGGCAAGGCTTGCGCCATCGTCAGCGCGCAGGCGCAGCTACGCATGGGCCTCACCGCGACGCCGATCTACAATTACGGCGACGAGATGCACACGGTCATGTCGTTCGTGAACCCCGACCTGCTCGGCAGCGAGGATGAGTTCCTGCGCGAGTGGTGCAAGGGCGGACGCGTCGTCAAAGATCCGGACGCACTGGGCACCTATCTGCGCGAAAGCGGCTGGTTCCTGCGCCGCGACGAAAACGATCCGTCGGTGCAGCGGGCGATGCCCAAGCCCAATGTGCTTCACGTCACCGTGCCATGGGATTCGGGCGCCGCGGCCGACGAGGCAGCGATCACTCGCGCGCTGGCGCTAAGCGTGATGAACGGATCGTTCGCCGAGCGCGGCCGAGCGGCTCGAGAACTCGACATGCGGATGCGCCACATGACCGGGGTCGCCAAGGCGCGGGGTGTCGCGGCCTATGTCCGCCTGCTGCTGCGCGACACCGAGCGCGTGCTGCTCGCCGGATGGCACCACGACGTCTACCGGCTCTGGCAGGAGGCGCTCGGCGACTTCCACCCGGTGTTCTACAACGGCGACCAGAGCAAAACCCAGAAGGATGCGGCGATCACTGCGTTCACCACCGGGCGCAGCCGGGTCATGGCGCTGTCCCTGCGCTCCGGAGCGGGCATCGACGGCCTGCAGCAGTATTGCCACCACGTCGCGTTCGGCGAGCTCGACTGGTCGCCACAGGTTCACCACCAGATTATCGGCCGCCTGCGCCGGCCTGGGCAGGCGAAACAGGTGCAGGCGCACTACCTCACCACAAACGACGGCAGTGACCCGGTGCTGGTCGAAACGCTGGGCATCAAGTCCGACCAGATGCGCGGGGTGAACGATCCGGGCGTCCACGACATCATGAAGGTGAGCGACGACAGCCGCGTGAAGCGTCTGGCGCAGTATGTGCTCGATTCGGAGAGCACATCGGCCGTGAAAGAGGCGCTTTCGACCCCGGAAGGGCGCGCAACCTAGCTCATCACCATGCTGCAGGTGCTCCACACGGGCGGATATGGGGCCTGCCGGTGGTGCGGCGAGCAGGTCGGCGAGCTCGGCGGCACCACCGCGGGCAACCGATTGTGGCATCCGGAGTGCCTCCACATCTTTGAATTGCACGCCAAACCGAAGGTTCAACAGGTATATTTGGAGGCCCGGGACGGGTTCGGCTGCACAATTTGCGGCGAACCAGCGCATCTTGAGCCCTTCCACGTCGTGCCGCTCGCCGATGCGAGCGCCTACCCCGACATCATGGACCGGATCGACCTCTACGGCCCGGACAACCTCCAGCTGCGCTGCCCGGCCCATCGCTGATGGCTCTGATCTATCACGTCACCCCGATCACCCCCAACGCGGTCCTGCGCAGTATGGCCGGGCGCGCCTTCATGGTGCGGTGGGGCCGGCATGATCAGGTGAAGATCGTCGAGCGCATCGCGCCGTGGATCGCATACGACAATGGCGCCTTCGGCTTCTTCCTCAAGGGGATCGAGATGGCGTTTGCCGACTGGCATCGCTTCTACGACTGGCTGGAGCCGCGTATCTACCAGCCCGGCCGCTGGGCGATCGTCCCCGACGTCATCGGCGAGGGCAGCCAGATCCAAGATGCGCTGATCCGCGAGTGGCCGTTCGGCTTCAAAGGCGCCCCGGTGTGGCACACGGATGAGCCCTTGGACCGGCTCCTGCGCCTCTGCGACGAGTGGCCCCGCGTCTGCATCGGCTCGACAGGCGAGCACTTCGACATCTGGATGCCTGGTCGCTTCGGCGTCGAGGTGACGGCGATCTGGGCTGCTCGCATGGACGAAGTCTGGGAGGCGCTGGGCCGGCGCGTCATCGTGCCAGAGGTCCACATGCTGCGCGGGACTGCGGTCAGCCACCTTTACCCATTCGCGACCGCGGACAGTTCGTCGCTGGCTCAGAACGGCCACGTCTATCGCAAATTGCCGCTCGCGCTTTTCGAGGGGCAATGCGGGTCGCTCGACTATGCCGACAAGCTCGAGCGCAGCGATCGCCGGGTACTCCGCGCCCCCGAACCCGTGCCAGAGCGCGCTCCAGCGACCCAATTCAGCCTGTTCTGACCCCCAAAACAGCGAAATAGCGCAAAATCGAAAACTCGCGCGGCGTCCGTTGCTGTCGTTTTCGCTTCGGCACCAACGAAAATGAGAGAGCCTCGCTTTTTCAGCGGTCCTTAACCTCTTTGGCCCGGCTTGGCTCGAGAAGGACCCGCGACCAGGGGGGGGTGCCCCTATGACACGCGTGCAGGGTGGGGGACTCCCGCGCGAGGCGCGCGCCAGCTGGTATCCCGGCGCGCGTCATCTTTTTTGCGCTGATTGGTTCGCAACTATTGCGAACGGCGAGCGTCTATGGCAGAGACTGATTCGCCGCACCGATGGGAACCACCCCACGGCCCGCTAGGCACCGAAGGAACGACACCATGATGACCTATCGCGACAGCAACGGCACCCTCTGGGCTTGGAACCATATCACCGGCAAGGCAGAGCCGGTTGCAGTGGTGGCCCGCTAATGGCCGCCCTCGCAGTCATCGCCATGCTGCTGCTCGGTGCCGTTGCCACTTACCTAGCCGCCAGCATCAACGCCCCCGAGACGGCCGCACAGCGCCGCAAGCGGTACGCGAAGCACGATGCCAAGCGTCGCGCCGCCCGCGCTGCTGCCCGCATGGCTCGCCGCTAATGCTCGCCATTCCCATCCTCGCTGTGGTGCTGGCGCTCGCCGCATCACCCCGCGTTACCTCTTGGATCAAAGGCCCCCACAATGACGCCTAAGCCCTTCACCCCATCGCCCGCATTCATCGCCGCTAAGGCCCGATACGATGCGTTGCAGGCCGCCCTTGCTACCGCATCCCATGCGCTACGCGCGGTGCCGGGGATCGGGGCAGGCCCGATGGGACTGACACCGGATGCCGTGAAGTTCAGCGCGCCCTACCGCACCGCTAAGGCCGCATATGATCGCGCCCACAATGAGGCCCGCACATTCAACGGCGCCTATTGCCGCACGTTCAAGCGGGAACTTGCCGCTGATCGCGCCACCCGGCGCGCCAACGGCCACCTGTAAGGAAGCCCCAATGCGTAACCTAATCGACCTGTGCCGCATGATCCCCGCCGCCCTCCTGTACGGGGCTGAGATGGCCGCCCGCGCCGCATGGCCGCGCGCTGGCACATACGACCAATAAGGCGAAACCGGGCATCCCTGCCCGGTCCCATGGGGTGGCGCCCCATGGCTGATGATGCCAGCCATACGAAGGAAACAACAATGCGTATCGACCACACCCGCACCACCACCGCTAAGGCCCGCACCGTGTCACGGCGCACCGCCCGCAAGATGCGGATTGCGGCGGCCTTCGCCAACCTGTTCCTGTGCACCGTATTCCCGGCCGATAACGCCTTCGCCTCGCACACGCTGGAGGGCTGAGACCATGACCACAGTCGCAACGCTCGCCGCTGAAATGTCGGCTTCATTCGAGACCCGCACCCGCACCAATGGCGATGAGTTTCGGTGCCTCAAAGATGGGTCGCCGGAATGGATGACTGACGTTCTGTTTGACGCTCATGATGGGATGCTCCCGGACGACTGGCGCTATCGCATGGTTGAAAGCGCCGTTGATGCCATCGCCGACAGCGACGGCAACGAGGACGAAAGCGGCGAAGCCGCGGATGCGTTTGTGCCGGTCTACAATCGGGATCGGCTGGAGTGGCTGGCATCCAATCTAACCCGCGCTGGATATTGCGACGACGCCGCCAGCGAAGGGCTGGTGGCCGATGATGCCCCTATCCTCGACCGTATCGCGGCGGGCATCTATGCCGAGTTTCAGGAGGTGTATTCCGCTGTGGTCGAGGCGTTGCGGACGCAGGTCGAGAATAGCGATGATGACGACGACGACAGCGACAACGACTAAGGCGAAACCCTGCCCCGCGCAGGGTCTAGGGGATGCGGGCGCACCCCTACTGATGATGCCAGCCCCGAAGGAACGACACATGACCGATTACGCAAGCGAGTTTCCAGCATTCCACCCCGACAGCATCCCCGCCGCCGTCACGGGCCTAGGGTGGATGGATCTTAGCTGGCGCAATGATCCTTGCCCGTTTTTCCTGCATGACGCGTCGGGCGTCGGCGTGTGGCTCAACTATGCTGGCGCCGACATGACGAGCGAAGCCAAGTTTCAGGTGGTCGCCTTGAAGTGGGTGGCGGACGCCGGCTGGCAGCATAGCGGCAGTGACCTCGACCTATTCGAGACCGACGACGCCGACCAGCTCGCGCGGTCCCTTCCCAATTTCACCCTGCCGCGCGGGATCGCGTCGGCTTTCGCTGATCTGATCGAACAAGAATGCGCCGACGATCTGGACGCGATCCGCACCCGCAATGCGAGCGAAGCCTATAAGGGGTGCTGCGCCTCGCATGACTTTTGCGATGCCAATATGCCTATGGCGGCGGCATTCGAGGCGATCACGGGACGCCC